ACGATTAACTTCTTTCTCTAGAATGCTAAATGGATAAACACGACCATTTCTATTCTTCAATTCGGATTGAAGAAAGACGCCCTCAATATACATTTTTTTGTTATCACCTTTACCTTCGGTGATAACCTGCACATTTTCAATTGTTTCCGTTATCAGTTTCATTAGTTCCCGTTTCAACTGGTTCGTCAAAATATGTTTTAGCGACACCTTTTTTATAATCTGCAATAACGTCACCGCTTTTTGCAAATAGTAAATCTTGTATTGCATCAATTGCTTTGGATCTATCGTTATCTGCAATAGCAGATACAATATTCAAAACTTCCGCTTCAGGATTACTTGGTGTGTGTTCCTGATTTATAGTATTTTCCATAATGTTATTTATTTATTTATTACTACTGCTAGGTTTGGGTTGCGCTTTTGCTAATTCTATCTGTTTTTTGTGAGCATCATCAGCAAATGCTTGATCTAATTGTGCTTGATCATCTTGCTGCTGACCCTGAATTTCAGGAGCATATGCTTGATTCATACGATCCATAGTATCTAACTGAGTTACATTAACTGGATCAATTGCAAGACCCTGATCAATCTCCCTCTTCATTTGCTTATCAATTTCTTTAAATACTTTTTCGTCTTGCTGAAGAATATCGCGACGAATATGTTCAATAGAGAAATACTTACCAACAAAAACATCCATTTGAGTTGCGAGATTAATTCTTGCCATCATCAACTCTTGCTCTTTCAATTCGTTGAAATGATTATCAAAGAGGAAGTCGTATTGGATATGCTCCTTCATGTCATCCCAATCTTCAGGAGAAATAACCCCTTTAAGAATTAATTGGGTTTTGAGAAGATCGTGGAATAATTCTCCAAATCTTTTACGTAATCTTCCGATAAATTTGGTGAACTTAAGTTCATCTCTAAGGACTTCAGTTGTTTTACCAAGATTAAATCCTTTGTTATCGTCGGTAAGTCTTGAAGGGGGAAGATTGAGAGAATTATAAAGCTTCTTCTTAAAATACTCAACATCTTTGAGTTCTCCTAAGTTCTGTCCACCCGGCAAGGTGGTGATCTCAGTTCCACGACCACCCTCTCTACGAGGTAACCAGAAATCCTCAAGCATACTCATGTGCTTTTTGTCATCACGAATCTCACCAGTAGATGCATCGTAAACTAACTTGTTACGATAACGAGCCATGACATCACGTAAATATTGCTCCGCTTTTACTTTTGGTAGATTACCTACATCAATGTAGAATATTCTACGCTCAGGAGCACGTGATAATCTGTATATGACAAGAGCATCTTCAATCATTCTTAATTGATTAAGTGACTTAATTCCTTTATGGAGGAAACTTAGGTGCATTCTTTTATTTAAGTCTTGCACACCACTTGTACAAGTAGCTATAGAATCTGCCGCCATCTTAATTCCTTGAGAATTAGACATATCACCGATAGGACCAAGAGCTCCTCCTCTCAGATACCCTTTAGGATTATACAAATAATAGTCAACATACTGACCCCATTCATACTCTAAAGCAGTACCTTTTAATGCTCTATTTACTCTAGGGTCATCCGCGCCCTTACTGAGTTTTTGTCTTACCTTACGAATCTTAAGTGCATCAATATACCGCAATTCAAGAATGCCTTGCTTTGGATTATCTAAATCAATAACTTTATGATAGAAAATCCTACCGTCAATATACCAATTACGAATAATTTCATGAGCACGATTATCAAAGTTCAGCATAACTTTGAGATTATCAAACTCATCTCTAATTTTTTTCTTAATCCCTGCACTAACTTCTAAATTATTTAAGTCAACTTCAACACAACTATCACTAGCATCACTAACAACAAATTCATTTACAATTTCATCTACAGCAGAATCTACTTCAGGATGTAAAGACATATCTCTATATCTACGAACAAGTTCAAACTCATTCCTTGCAGTAGCGTCTGTATCTACATATGTTCCAAAATAACCGCCTGCTGCTATTGAGACTGGCTCATCAGCAGAAGGAGGGACAGGAGATTGACCCTCCTGCCCCTTCTTACGATTAATTTGAAAGCCAAATAACTGACTCATGATTATCTATTCAACTGTACGCTTCCCTGTTATTTATGGGATCGCGATAGCTGCCTTTCCAGCAGTATCAACAGTCCAATAAGAATATTGGAACTCAACAGTAAATTCTTCAATCTGATCATTACTATCATAAGCAAGATCAATTGCTGAAGTACTAGTTGGGAAAGCATACCATAATCTATATTGGCGTACTTCATTTCCGCCTTCAGATTCATCCTTCTCTAATTGTTTAATGTAAACATTTCTACCGTATGTGGTAGGATCAATAATATCAGCAGTATTTGCTTGATGAGTATTAATCTTTTTCATCCAGTCTTCAAAATATGCACGAATCTTCATCTCTTTATCATTGATGAATGTTGCAGACCAGTTATCAAATGTTCTGTCTCCAGCAATTTTAACTGTTCTTCCTCTGAATGGAACTTCAATTACACCAACGTTAGAAGCTGGTAGAGCAGCAGACTTACACATGTAAGATGCTAGTTGTTGTTTGTTCCCAGATGTTCCTTCACCAGGAAATGTAATGTCCACTTGGAACATATTGGGTCTTACACCCTGTTTTACCTGTGATAGAAATCCTGAGACGCTGCTAGTGATTGCCATTTTTCTAAGTTACTCCTTTTTAGTATTTAACGAAAAAATTTATATCAGCGTCCAACGACTTCGCTGAACGAAACTCCAGTTCTAGTAGCAGTAAATGTTACTGTTACGTAATTAATGGAGCGAGCAGGCTTAATAAAGAGTTCTGCAACAAATTCGTTGCGATCAATTACCTCTGCAGTGTTGTTTGTATCATCGCAAACAACTAAGAAATCTGTGATTCCTTGCTGTGCTTGAATACTATCTAGATAAGAACCAATTGCTGAGTTAAACGCAGAGCGTGTAACTTCATCATTGAGTTCAAAAAGAACACTCTTAGCAAGACCTTCAACCCTCTTCTCAACATTGAGGAAGAGACGACGAACGTTAATTCTATCAAACGCTGAAGGTGAAGCAAGAGCAGTCTTATCACCAAACAGAACAGCACCACTACCAGGGAATGTAACAATTGGGTTAATTCTATTCTGATACAATTCGTCTCTATCTGCCTTACTAGGATTGTATGCAAGTTTAATTACATTACGAACTCCACCGCGGGATAATCCAGCAGGTGAGATCCAATCCGCCACAGTAGATGAAGTGTTTACACACAATCCAGCAACGTCACCATTGCATGGGATGTAACGATACTTATCATTGAAACGATCATACATGTACTTATATCCACTATCAAGAACAGCGAATGAAGTAGACGTGAATGAGTTAAAGAAGTTAATTGTATTAGATCTTTGATCTGCAATACTCAATGCATTTCCACCAACCCCTACTTGGTTTCCTTTGTGAGGAGAAGCGAAAGCGAGACAATCTTTACGTGCAGCTGCAATAGCAACTACTTTTTGTGCTTTAGTCTTGGTGTCTGCTTCTGCTGCCATTGATCCGCCCATCAAAACAAAATCAACTTCTGTTTCTTCTGTGTCTAGGAATAGATCATATGCAGCACTCACTTCTCCAGGAGTATAAGTATAGTCATCAGTACCACCACTTAGATCAGAAACGTTTGAAGCGGTAAGGAGAAAATTATCACCTGAACTTAAAGTAGATGACTCGGAACCAATAGCAACACCACCACCAGCATTAGTGGGTTCAACAAGACCTGTTAGATCACCACCATTAAAGATGTAATTTGATTCTACATTAATAATATCTTTAAAGTAAGTAGCAGAACCTTCTGCATTCCTACCATCAGAAAGTTTAGAGAGATATATGAGTCTTTCTAAAACTGTTCCTGCAGCTCCAGAAACATCTCCAGTAACGTCAATAACTCCAACGTGTACTTCGTCATGAGAAATACCTCTTTCGGTAGCATATGCTGAAGTACCAGGACGTGGACCAATTGATGATAGTTTTAAAGAAGTTCCAGTAATAGTTGTATTAGTGAACCAATCTTTTACTGAAGTAATAGCAATGTTATCATCTGTTACTGCGTTGATTGTTAATGTCAAATCTGTAACAGCACCTGTACCAAGTCCAGCAGCAGCAATTGTTACTGTATCGTTAACAGCATAATTTGTACCACCTTGATTAATTGTTACACCAGTAACAAAACCGTTAGCGTCAATAACAACATCAACTCTTAATCCAGTACCAGCACCACCTGTAGGATCTACTGTGTGTGTACCATTCTGTGTACCTACTCCAGTATAAATGCCAGGAACAG